GGAGACCGCCTCTAAAAGAGAAACTCTTAAAGAGGTCGTGATCGACCAACCCGAGCTCAAGACCTTTTTCGAGGTCCGCGGCAAAGGAAGGTAGGGTAATCCCGAAAAAGGACCACCCCTCATGTTCGAATCGACTCGCAGCTGTTTTAAAGTCGCGAGTGGTGCTAGTGTCACACCAGGTCCCCAGTTCTTCGAGGACCTCCTTCCAGAACAACATTAGGCTTTTCATGCGCTCCTCCTAACAGAGGTAATGCATCCTTAGCCGTGTTGTGCAGACATGCCAGGTTATGTGGTAGAGTATACAAAACGAAGCCAGCGGAGAAGGACGTAATGTCCTTCTTCCGCCGGCTCCACTCTACGAATTCTAGGACGGAGATGTTTCCACCCGCCTAGTTTTCCAACCCCAAAAGCTGGGTTGCACGGGCTCCCGAAGATGCGGTGAGGTACGCCGTCAAGGCGTCCACGATCTGCTTCTGCTCCACCACCGTAAATCCGGTGATAGGGCGATCCACGACCATCGACACGGACATCGAGTACTTGATGTTCGTTGACGAAATGAGGGGATCAGCAGCGATCTTCGAGAAATCAACGCGGATAAGCGACCTAAGTCGCTTGCCCTGCTGGTGGCTGACCGACAGAACGACGTTTCCGTCGTCCTTCCGGAAAGTCCCGGCCGAATGGTCGGAGCTCACACGCGGAAGCGTCTGAGCTACAGCGTTGATTGTGACTGACTGAGGGTCTGCAAAGGCCACGGCATTGTTCTTTCAGGATGTTACGCAGAGAAATTCTGCGCAGATGGACCGAGCTACCAGAATGGTAACCCAGTTGTTGCCCTATCTGTCACGTTCGGGACAAGCCCAAAGCGACGAGGATTGCGGTCTGTTTGGCCGAAAGGCCGTGCAAATCGAATCCGAATCCATATGGTGTTGCAGCTCTTCGCATCTTAGACTCACGTTTAATATTGCGTTGAACTGCGATAGTTTTGCCAGAGGCATCACTATCTACGGCAGTGAGGTACGTGTCATTTAATCTGTGACACATCACATATCCGTATTCCATCACCAGGCCATCTGATCCCAAGTCGGAGACGTTAGTCATAACCGAACCGACATTGCCGAACCAATCAGCAGCCCAACTCCATGGCGAGACATTCCAGAGAACTTCTGGAGTCACCTTCCACCCAACTAGCTTTTGGGCTAGAGAGGAGAACCTTCGGATGTTGCCAACCGTCGTGTCACCGGCGGGCAAGTGATATCTAAAGGACCCCTCAAACCACTTATCTTCTGAGGTTTGATGGGTGTAGGTGGTATTTGTCGTGTTCCCAAGCGCCGCCTCACTAGGTACAATGGCATAAGATTCGCCACTACCAGTGATAATCGACGGTGCGCCGGGAACCGCTAAGCGTCTGTGGATAGAAGTATCCGAGCCCTTGATATACTGAGACAAAATCTTCTCAGAATTTATCACGGCATGGCCAAACTTCCGAAAATCGGAAATCATAGGGAGCCACCCGAATTCAACATTCAGGTACTCGTCCCCTGCATTTCTGCAGGCTAGAGCCCTATCCCGATAAATGGAAGAACCTACTAGTGCGGGGATGTCTTGAAGAGTCTCCCCTAGAAAGGTTGCGCCATCAAACGCTGGATTGTTAGGAGTAACTTTGCCTAAAGAATCCGTCCCGAAAACATCTGCATCATGATCTGAAAGCAGATCGGGCGGAGCAGGCGTAGAACTCCCAATAGACCCCAGGTAGACTTGGCCTAAGAAACGAAAGTTTCCCGAGCCAAAGTTCGTGCGGTAGGCACAAGGGGAATGCATGTCCGTCTGCTTTGTTAAGCGGAACGGACCTCCCCCTGACCAACGCCCAGACTCCAGACGACGATGGGACATAGTCCCAAGGTTGAATGAGTTGCCTGTAATTTTCAACACTCCGTTTTGAACAGCACCGCTAGAAGTACCGCGGTACTGAAAAGGAGCATTGACACTCAAAGAGGTACCCGATTTTGAAGTCAGGTCACCTACTTTGTATGGGTCTAAAATCACCATTTCAATCCTGGAGAAATATGGAAGGGCCCCCTGGCGGTAAAAGCCAAGGGGGTGTGCGCACTTAAGCACTG